TAGAAAACTCCGAGCAATTTTGTCAAGAAAAAGCTGTATACAATGCTATCATGGAATCTATACAAATTCTTGATGATGAAAATAAAAAATTGGACAAAGGAGCTATTCCTCAGATCTTAGCTGATGCTTTGTCTGTGTCTTTTGATAATCACGTCGGGCACGATTTTATTGCTGATGCCGAGGAACGTTACGAGTTCTATCATAGAATTGAGTCTAGCATACCTTTTGATTTGGATTATATGAATCGAATCACAAAGAATGGTTTGCCAAACAAGACACTCAATATTATTCTTGCCGGAACTGGAGTTGGTAAGTCATTAGCGATGTGTCATTTTGCTGCCGCAAATCTTTCTATAGGTAAAAATGTACTGTATATTACACTTGAAATGAGTGAGGAAAAAATTGCAGAACGCATTGATGCAAATCTAATGAATACGCCATTGGATTACCTACATCAGTTATCTAAAGATGAATATCTGGCTAAGATTGCCAAAATCAAAAGTAAGACAAAGGGAAAGTTGATTGTCAAGGAATATCCTACAGCATCGGCAAATGTTTCTCATTTTAAACATTTATTGAATGATGTAAAACTTAAGAAACAATTTAAGCCCGATATTATTTACATTGATTATCTGAACATTTGTTCGTCGTCTAGAATTCGTGCTAGTGCCAATGCTAATTCGTATACTCTAATCAAGAGTATTGCTGAAGAATTACGAGGGCTTGCGGTAGAATATGATGTACCAATTGTCTCTGCAACACAAACCACAAGAGGAGGATTTGCAAACTCTGATGTTGATTTGACTGACACCAGCGAATCCTTCGGGCTTCCAGCAACAGCAGATTTTATGGTTGCTCTAATTGCAACTGAGGAGTTGTCTGATCTGAATCAAATTATGGTTAAACAATTAAAAAACCGATACAACAGTCCTGATACTTATAAACGATTTGTAATAGGAGTTGACAAATCAAAGATGCGACTATATGATGTAGAACAAAACGCTCAGAATGATATATCAGACAACGGGAAACTGCGAGACGACAAACCAATATTTGATCGGTCTGATTTTGGATCCAGAACAGCAGCAGAGAGGGATTTTTCTCAATTGAAGTTTTCCTAATTTATAAATAGTATCGTATAAGTAGGAAAATTCATGAAAACTTTTTCAAATTTTTTGTTTGAACAAAAAAATACTCACATGACCCATATTGAAGATAAAGTTCTCTATGGTGGAGTTAAGGGAACACGAGAAGCAATATTTGCTCTTCGTGATATGCGCACTATGCTATCCGGTCATGGAGGTTCTGTTTCCGTCAAGTGGGACGGCGCACCTGCTATTTTTGCGGGAACGGATCCTAGAGACGGAAAATTTTTCGTTGCAAAAAAAGGAATCTTCAATAAGAATCCTAAAGTTTATAAAACTCCCGCCGATATCGATGCAGATACATCTGGCGATCTTGCCATCAAACTTAAACAAGCTTTGAAGCACTTGCCTAAACTGGGAATCCGAGGTGTAGTCCAAGGAGACTTTTTGTTTGGTCCTGGCGATGTGCGTGTCGAAACTATCGACGGCGAAAAGTATGCAACATTTCATCCTAACACTATTGTTTATGCTGTGCCTTTGAAGCAGGCTAATGCTGTACGGGCTGCAAAAATTGGTATTGTGTGGCACACAACATACACGGGTAACACCTTTGAATCTATGCGAGCGACATTCGGAGTAAATGTTTCTAGGTTTAGGAATACTCTCGCAGTATGGTCTCAAGACGCAATTCTTCGAGATGTTACTAAAGCAACTATGACTAAGAAGGAAACTTCTAATGTTAATGAAATTTTATCAAAAATTGGAGTTCTTTTTAACTCAATCAGTGGAACGACATTACGATCACTGGAGGCGAACCAACAACTCGCACAACACATCGAACAGTTCAACAACACCTACGTCAGAGCCGGATCACTCATTGGAGACTCAACAAAACACACAGAAAAACTGATTGTTTGGATTAAGAATAAATATCAAAAAGAAATCGATGATAGAAAAACTTTGAAGGGCAAATCTACACAACAGGAAAAACTCGATGCTCTATTGGATTTTTTTTCTCCATCAAACAAAGAAAATTTAGTCAAAATGTTTGATCTCCAGAAACTTATTGTTGAGGCTAAACTCAAACTAATAAACAAAATGAATGATCTCCAAAGCATTGATACATTCGTCAGAACAAAAGATGGCTACAAAGTAACAGGTGCTGAAGGATTTGTTGCGATAGATAAACTTAGCGGATCTGCAGTAAAACTCGTAGATCGTATGGAATTCTCGTACAACAACTTCTCATCTGACATAATAAAAGGTTGGCAAAAATAATGTATACATTCAAGCAATTTATTTCGGAATCTGTTAAGGGAAATAAAAAAATTGTAACAACATTTGGTCGTATGAATCCGCCTACGTCGGGTCATGAAAAGTTAGTAAGAGCCGTGAAAAAAGCGGCTAAAAAGGAAAATGCCGACGCATCAATTTATATTTCTCACACTCAAGATGCAAAAAAGAATCCTTTATCCTACAAAGACAAGTTATATTGGACCCAAAAAGCGTTTGGCAATATCGTTAAGAAATCTTCGGCTAGAACTATTATTGAAGTGCTTAAAGAATTAGATTCGACTTATTCTGAGGTAACTATTGTTGTTGGTTCGGATCGTATCAAAGAATTCGATACTCTTACAAACAAGTATAATGGTAGAGACTATAATTTCAAATCAATAAAAGTAATTTCTGCGGGAGAAAGAGATCCAGACTCAGAAGGTGTCGATGGTATGTCAGCATCTAAATTGAGAGAACTTGCAAAAAATGGTAAGATATCAAATTTCTTGATGGGATTACCAAACAAACTTGCTATTAATCAAAAATCTAGCAAAGCATTGTATGACTTGGTTCGTAAAGAAATGGGAATATCAAAAATCTAATAAATATAAATAATAACATAATTTGTAGTAAGGCTAAGGCAAACCTACAACGGATAAGACTAAGGTAAACTCCAATGGAAAATACACAAACAGAAGCTTTGTCTATAGCACAGCGCCGAAAGCGTGGGATGCAATTACGTAGAAGAAAAGCAAGAATTAAGCGCCAACGCCAGTTGGTGATGAGAAGGTTTGCGGATAAAGCTCGAATCTCCAAAAGAGCCAGACGAGGAGCCAGAAACTTGCTTAGAAAGCGTTATTCTGGTGGCAAATCTTACTCCAATCTCTCTACCGCACAAAAAATTACAGTAGATAAACGCACAGACAAGATGGGTAAGTTTGTCAGTAGAGTTGCTGCTAGGTTGACCCCGCAGTTTAGAAGGAAAGAAATTGAACGAAAGCGAGGCGCAAGATCTGAAGATTTGGATTTAGATTTCGATAATTTATTTGTTGAAAATTATGACGAACCCGAAACAGACGGGCTGCGTATGGCAGAAGCGCAGTTGTATGAAATCTCCGAAGACGCATTAATGATATTGGACATCATGTCTAATATGGAAGAAGAGCCAGATGAATGGGTTCTATCTAAAATTACTTTAGCAGCAGATTACATCTCGACGGTTCGTGATTATCTTGAATATTATGAAGAAGAGGAAGACTATGAGGATGAGGATGAAGAAGAATATTCGGAATCTGAAATTATTTCTGCTATGTTAGACGCTGGAAAAGAATCTTTTACCGAAGACGAACTAAAAGAACTCGACGGATTTTTTGAAGAATATTCGAGTTTAGCAAAGAAGTCTGAGCGGTCTAATATTCCTTTTGAAATTGTATTAGAAGTATACAATCGAGGTTTGGATTCCTACGAAAATCAACGATTCAAAACTCCACAGCAAATTGCTTTTGCTCGTGTAAACAGTTTTATTTCTGACGGTAGTGTTGATGAAGATTTGCAGGAAAAAGTATTAGAATTCGGCACAGACGACTCTCGAATTGCATATGCTAGAGATACGCCTGGGCAAAATCCCGATATCGTTACTATGAAATATGATATAGACTCGGTATTGAATGCGTTAAACGATGTCAATACTCAAAGAATTAAAAAGATCCACGAAGAAGTAGACAACGAATTTTTCCAAATATTTGGTGAAGAAAAATGAAATCATTTAAAGACTACAGAGCAGATTCTATAGATTGTACTTGCGAATCTATATACGAAGAACTTGTTATAACAGAATCCGAATATCAAGGCAAGAAGGTGGAATTGAATAATCCATTTAGACTGCCATCTGGATCAAAAAAGAAGTTTGGTGTATATGTTAAAAATGATAAAGGGAATGTCGTTAAAGTAACTTTTGGTGATCCGAATATGGAAATCAAAAGAGACGATCCAGAAAGACGAAAATCGTTTAGAGCTAGACACGGATGTGATAATCCCGGCCCTAAATGGAAAGCCAAATATTGGTCGTGTTACCAATGGCGAGCAAGCGCTAAAGTCGATAACTAATAAGTATACACGGGAGATTTTTGCGTGAGCGA